CTCTTTCCCAAATGGGGACCATGATGACCTTGTGGACTCGTCCAGTCAGGCTTTGATGAGGTTTAGACAGGGCGGGTTCATTGCAATTGACAGCGATGAAAAAGACGAACCGATGCATAAGCGCCGGAACGTCTCCTACTACTGATTCTGAAGGTACAACATGGCGACCAACACCGACACCGTTCTGACCCCCTTGGACATGGGCTTGATGGGCGATGAGCCTGCAATTGAGATTGAAATTGAAAACCCCGACGCTGTAAACATTGGGATTGACGGCGTTGAGATTCAATTGATGCCCGAGCCCAAGACGGCGGAAAACTTTGATGCCAACCTCGCGGAGTACATGGAAGAGAGTGAGCTTCAGTCTTTAGCTTCAGAGCTTGTGGATCTCGTGGACGCAGACATCAACAGTCGCAAGGACTGGACAGAGATGTTTGTCAAGGGCTTAGAAGTCCTTGGGATGAAGTATGAGGAGCGCACAGAGCCCTGGAACGGGGCTTGTGGTGTTTACAGCCCTCTTTTGACAGAAGCCGCCATCAGGTTCCAATCAGAGATGATCACTGAGACGTTCCCGGCTCAGGGCCCTGTCAAGACTCAGATCATTGGGGCGGTTGACCGGCTGAAAGAAGAGGCAGCAGAGCGGGTTCGTGACGACATGAACTACATGCTGACCGAGCGGATGATTGATTACAGGTCCGAACATGAGCGGATGCTGTATTCGTTGGGACTTTCTGGGTCGGCATTCAAGAAGATCTACCCAAATTCCAGTACGGAACTGCCTGCGGCTCCGTTTGTCCCGGCTGAAGACTTGATCATGCCTTACGGGGCGTCAAACGTGTACACAGCAGAGCGTGTGACTCATGTCATGCGCAAAACTGAGAACGAAATCAAGAAACTACAAGTGGCAGAGTTCTACAGAGACGTAGAACTGGGCGAACCGGTCAGGTTTTTCACTGACATTGAGAAGAAAAAGGCCGAGGAGCAAGGGTATACCCTTACCGACGATGATCGGTATCAGGTATTGGAGATCCACGTAGACTGGGACATGCCGGGGTACGAAGATGAAGTTCCTTTGCCGTATGTGGTCACGGTTGAGCGCGGGACTCAAACGGTTCTGGCGATCCGCAGGAACTGGGAAGAAGACGACAAAAAGAAACTCAAGCGACAGCACTTCGTCCAGTACACGTACATTCCTGGATTTGGGGCTTACGGTCTCGGTTATATCCATCTCATCGGAGGATACGCAAGAGCAGGAACCTCCATCATCCGACAGTTGGTGGACGCCGGAACCCTGTCAAATTTACCGGGTGGCTTGAAGTCCAGAGGGCTTCGGATCAAGGGCGACGACACACCGATTGCTCCTGGCGAGTTCAGGGATGTGGATATTCCTTCGGGAAGTGTGCGTGACAACATCATGCCGCTTCCTTATAAGGAGCCGAGCCAAGTTTTGTCAATGCTGCTTGAGCGCATCACGGAAGAAGGCCGCAGACTTGCAGCTATTGCTGATTTGAAAATCAGTGATATGTCTGCCCAGGCTCCGGTGGGAACCACGCTGGCAATTTTGGAGCGGCAACTCAAGACAATGAGTGCCGTCCAAGCGCGTGTACATGCTTCGCTGCGGATGGAATTCAAACTCCTGAAGGGAATCATCCGAGACTTCCTGCCTAGTGAGTATCCTTACACTCCAGAAGGTGGGGATCGGTCGGTCAAACAGGCTGACTACGATGTAGTGGAGGTGATTCCTGTCAGCGATCCAAACGCCGCCACGATGGCGCAGCGGATCATGCAGTACCAAGCGGCTTTGCAACTGGCCCAAGGTGCGCCACAAATTTATGATCTACCTCAGCTTCACCGGCAGATGCTAGAAGTTTTGGGTATCAAGAACGCCGACAAACTTGTCGCGATCCCGGAGGATCAGAAGCCTCAAGATCCGGTGACGGAGAACATGAATGTTTTGAGAGGCAAGCCTATCAAGGCATTTGCTTATCAAGACCATGAGGCTCACCTGATGACGCATCAGTCGTTCATGCAAGATCCAAAGGTTATGTCCACCGTGGGCCAAAACCCAATGGCTCAGGGCATGATGGCCGCACTTATGGCGCACATTGCAGAACATGCTGCGTTTGCATACCGGGCGCAGGTTGAGATGGCGCTGGGTGTACCACTTCCTACGTTAGATACCAATGACGAGGCTCCCATTGCTCCTGAAGATGAAAAGGCTTTGGCTCCGCTGATTGCCGCTGCGGCTCAGAGGACGATGGTGCAGAACCAAGCAATGGCTGCTCAGATGCAAGCCCAGCAGCAGGCTCAAGACCCAACGATACAAATGCAACAGGCCGAGCTTCAATTGAAGCAAGCCGAGATGCAGCGCAAGGCACAGAACGACCAGATGGACTTCCAAATTGCTCAGGGCAAGTTGCAACTTGAGCAACAACGTCTTGCATTGGAAGCCCAAAAGGGTCAGGGCGAAGATCCCCGGCTGAAGGCCATGAAGGCGCAGCAGGAACTTCAACAGAAGGAACAGATTCACCAACAGAAGATGAGGCAGCAGATGCAGTCCGATGCGATCAAAACTCGGCAGCAGATGATGCGTCAGCAAAAACCTCAGGCTAAGGAGTAAACATGACTACTGCGTTTGACGTAGTTATTAAAGAACTGGAAGAGCGCCGCGAGTCCATTGCGCAGGCGCTTATCTCAGGTGCGGCAAAAGACTTTGCCGAGTACAAATACATGACGGGTGAAATCCAGGGTCTTTCACGCGCTCATGCTTTCATAACCGACCTTGTGCGAAAGATGGAAAACGACGATGAGTGAACTACTCCTGAGCGACGGCCAAAACACCACCGTGTTGCCGCAAACCGATGAGGAAAAGGCCCGACAAGTGCCTGATCCTGTGACCTACCACTTGCTCTGCGTTCTGCCCAAAGCGGAGGAAGAGTACGAAAGCGGGCTGGTCAAAGCGGGGCAGACCATGCACTTTGAAGAGGTGATGAGTCCAGTTCTGTATGTCGCCAAGATGGGACCAGACTGCTACAAAGACCCTCTGCGGTTCCCTAGCGGGCCTTCTTGCAAGGTGGGCGACTTCGTGCTGGTTCGTCCCAATTCTGGTACGCGGCTGAAGATCCATGGCCAAGAGTTTCGGATCATCAATGATGACTCAGTAGAAGCAGTCGTCCAAGATCCACGCGGCATCAAGCGGTCATAAGGAGTAGGACATGCAGAACCACGAACACGAGGAACGGTTTCGGTTCCCTGACGAAAAGGAAAAGCCCGAAGAACTTCAGATCGAAGTTGAAGGTGAAGGCGAAACCGAGATCGAGGTCGTTGACGACACGCCTGAACCCGACCGCAACCGCGCCCCGATGAAGGAAGCTCCTGCGGAGGTCACGGACGATGAGCTTGCTCAGTACTCCGAAGGGGTGAAGAAGCGCATCCAGCACTTCTCCAAGGGGTATCACGAGGAGCGCCGAGCCAAGGAGTCCGCGCTGCGTGAGCGGGAAGAAGCCCTGCGCCTTGCTCAGAACCTTGTCGAGGAGAACAAACGCCTACAGGGTAGTCTCGGCCAAGGCCAGCAAGCACTGCTTGAGCAGGCCAAGAAGGTGGTTGCCAACGAGGTGGCCTCGGCCAAGACGAAGCTCAAAGAGGCGCATGAGGCGTTTGATACTGACGGCATCGTCGCCGCCCAGGAAGAGCTTGCCAAGGCGGTCAATAAGGCGGAGCGGGTCAATAGCTTTAGACCCCCTGTTGCAAAACCTGAAGAACCTGTGGTACAACCCGCTCCACGGGCAGAGCCTCAAGTCGAAGCCAAAGCACTTGCGTGGAGAGATTCCAATCCGTGGTTTGGTTCGGACGACGAGATGACGGCTGTTGCCCTGACGGTTCATCGAAAACTTGTGGAGAGTGGTGTTAGCACAGCCAGCGACGAGTATTACGAGAAGATCAATTCCCGTGTACGGCAGCTTTTTCCAGATGCGTTCCCCTCTGAGAAGCCGGTCAAAAAGTCCGTTGTAGCTCCTGCCACGCGAAGCACAGCGCCTAGAAAGATCGTGTTGACGCAATCACAAGTTCAAATCGCCAAGCGGCTCGGACTGACAAATGAGCAGTACGCCCGTGCGGTTGCTGAAGAAATGAGGAAACAAAATGGCTGAACGCAATCCCCGTGAATTGGACACCCGAGCAAAGGCTGAAAGGCCGAAGCAGTGGATGATTCCTGATGTGCTTCCTCATGTGAATGAGGAGCCTGGATACGCCATGCGTTGGATTCGGGTCAGTACCCTCGGGAACG